CTAAAGTCAGTTAAAATCAATGGTTTTAGGGGTGCTTGTAATTTTGTTTAAACTCGTTTACCTTTATCCCAGTGGAACAATCCACTACCGACTGGAAAGGTAACAAAACGATGCGTAATCGGGAACAATGGCTAGCAGCGTTTGCATCTGCTGCAAAGCCTTCAATCGCTAGAAATATCAATGGCGGAGGTGACGAGGAGGCTGCAATTCGCCTATCTTGTGGCTTCCCTCCAAAGACTGGTCGCAAGGCTGCAATCGCTGCAGTAGTGCCACCAACCGCTTCACAAGATTTCACTGCCGAGATATTCGTATCTCCAACCGTTGACGATGCAGCCACCGTTGCAAAGTCAATAATCCCACTGCTGCAACTGGCTCAAAGTGGCAACTGGCGCTCAGCAGCGCCAAGCGTTGCAAAGCCACTGGACACAATTCCACAATGGGCAATCTCAATTCTTGAGCGCCTAGGTTCATATCCTCATGCAGCCCTTGAAATCGCTGCAGCACCAAAGCAGACAACCCGACTAATCAAGGTTGCTTGTTTAAACGATAACTACATCGCAAGAATCTCTCGCTCCACCTTGGTCAATCTTGGCGCTCCAATCTGCCCAGTTTGCTCAATCGCACTTGTGGAGGCTAACTAATGACTACCTATGGACTGGAATTTGAGGTCGCTGGTATCTCAACCAGTGCTGCATCTGCAGCGCTAAATCGTGGCGGTATTGACTGCATCGAACCACGCAATCAACACCAAATCCACGAATCATGGTCAAGCGTTTATGACGGTTCCGTCCGAGGTGCCGAGGTTGTATCTCCAATCCTTGGCGAGGAGCGTTTAAACGAGGCATCAACCGTTGCCCGCCTGCTTCTTTCAGCAGGTGGCAAGGTTGACCGCACCACTGGCTTCCATGTTCATATCGGAGCAGCGCAACTAAGCACCGAGCACATCGCCCAGTGGTATTTGAACTGGAATCTCGTGCACGAGGCAATCGGTGCACTGGTTGCTCCAAGCCGTTTAAACAACTCATACTGCAAAGTTCCAACCTTGCAAGCAATAGACCGCAATGTTGAAAGAATCCGCAACGGTGAAATATCCGATGCCAACGGTGACCGCTACCAATCTTTCAATCTGCAATCCTTCCAACGCCATGGCACCCTTGAAATCCGAGTGCATCAAGGCACCCTAAATGGCACCAAAGCGGTGGCATGGGCAAAGTTTATTGATGCCTTCAAAGATTATTCAGCCACTAAACTAATCACACTTGACGAACTCGGAATCAATGACCGTTTAAACAAGTGTGAATCCCTGCTAAACATCTTGATGCTGGCAGGTAATCTTGACCCAAAGACAGGTCAATATCTCAAAGACCGAGCAGCCTCAATCCAAGGCTAAGCAGGCAGCCTGCCCCTAGTGGGCAAGTGAGGGTGCAATCCCCTCAGCAGGCACAAGCGGAATCGGGAAATCCTCGGTACCGTTTAAACGAAAGGACTGGAAATGAAATTGATATGGACTGAATTAAAGGCAGCCGATATTGAATTCAGATATTACTGGACAAAAGAAAATGGTTGGGTTGAAAAACAAATTCCAAAGCAACCCATCTACATCTTGAAGGAGAGTGTTTAAACATGGACATGTCAATCTTCGATGGTCGGGCTTTATTGCTGGTCATGCTTATTGCTGGAACATGGGCATGGTATTACCTCACCAAGTAGGTGTGGTACAATTCACTTATTAACTACTACAGACTGGAGAAATAAATTATGTGTGGAATCGCTGGCTTCTGCTTAAACCCTAAGCACAATCAGAATCAGACAGACCTAGCAGCACAGATGCTGCTGGACATTGAACATCGTGGTCAAGATGCCACTGGTGTGGCATGGATTAACCCAAGCACAGGCAAGAGGGTTATCACCAAGGCTGCAGTAGATGCGACTCGGTTCATTAAGACCGAAGCAGGCAAGCGTGCATGCGCTGGCGCTACAACTGCAATCTTGCACACTCGCTGGGCTACACAAGGCGACCCAAAAGTAAACGATAACAACCACCCAATTCCTCGTGGCAAAATCGTACTCACTCACAACGGACACATCAGCAACGATATTGCGTTGTTTAAACAGTTAAAGGTTCCTCGCATTGGTCAGGTTGACAGTGAGGCAGTCGCTGCATTGATTGCATTTACTAATGCACCTATTGCCGAGGCACTCTCTCGTGTACAAGGCACCGCAGCACTGGCTTGGATTGAACAAGGCAAGGGCAACACACTGCACTTGGCACGCATCAATTCATCACCGCTATGGATTGCACAAACTAAATCAGGTTCACTGGTTTACGGTTCAACCAAGCAGACCATTGAGAACGCAGCGATTATGCTGGACTCAACTCTTGACTGGGTTCACGATGCAGATGAGGGTGAATACTTCAAGATTAAAAACGGTAAAATTGTGGAGCATCAGAACTTCACACCATTTAAACAGGTGTATACAAACAACTGGCGCTCAAAGTATTACGATGATTACAGTGAGCACTCACAAACATCTAGTTATTACAACACACATCTATTCTAAACAATAGAATAAACAGCCCCCGCTAATGCGGGGGTTTTTTATTTGCCCTCAGTCTGGCATCTTCAAGCGTTTAAACAACCATCTTCAGTGCCATGCAAGAACTTTGTTTAAACATTGGTGGAGGTGGTGGCGGTGGTGGTGGAGGTAAGTCTGGTATGTCATCATGTTTAAACACACACTTGACAGCCATGGTAGAATAGGTTTCACCGCATCGTGTGGTGAAACTGTTTAAACAAATAAATAATTTAAAAATCTTTTCAAATATCCTTGACTTTACTTTGTGCCTCCTGAATAATCGGACATGTAGCAACACCGCTACATTAAACAAAGGACTGGTATGTATCTAGGAACAGGCGAAATCATCGCCACAATCATCGCCCTATTGGGTGCGCTAACCGTAATGGGATTAGCAATCAAACAAAACATCTCACTCAACGGTGAGAACGCATGGCTACGCAAACGCAATCAAGAACTAAAGAAATTGGTGAGCCATGAGTCAATTAAATTCTAAGGAATATAACGGTTGGAAAAATCGCAACACATGGAACATCGCCATGTGGATTAACAACGACTATGCCCTATACCTAAGCGCCTGCTTATTTATGAAGGACTATAAGGGAGCCAAGCCTTATCGTGATTGGGTTAAGGTTGCTGGGCTTGAGGACAAGGCAACCATTGACGGTTGCAAGTACAGCGCAGACGACCTTGCACTGGCTGACCTTAACAACATGATGAAAGGACTGGTGCTTTAATGAGTCAATCTATTTGGCGTTGTGAAATCACAGAGGAAATGGTGTCGCACTTAGACAGTGATAAGCGCAAATCATTTCTAAATAAAATCAGCGAGGAAATAAATAAACTCGGTGAACTCTATAAGGTAGGCAGAGAGTACGAAAACGGTGTACTCAAGGAAGGTTGGCACAACTAATGGCTAAAGGTGCAGTGTTGTACACAGATGGGACATACGAGGAGAAGGAGTTTAAACAACTCTCCGACATGCAGACTGCCGTTGATGGGTTGATTGAACCCATTGGTATGTACGATTTCTTTGGTGATGGTGTGTGCCAAGGCTATGTAAATGAGGAGGGAATACTTAAACAACTCTCTTTCAATTCAGTAGCGAGCGCACTCTCGTTTATGTTTGGCAACGCACCCAAGATTGTGGGCAACATGATTGTGGTGGGCATGACAGATGCCGAAGGTAATGACACAGATATACCGCAAGACATACTCGCATTTATTAAACGAGTGTGTGGAAACCGTGTGAAACTGGAGGCAGAATATGTTTAAACACATCCACCCGCATGCACGAATATGGATAGCAACGGTTGTTGTTCTTGGAATCTTTTTAGTATTTAATCCAAGGGTGCAGATAAACGGACACCAACCACAAGGACAAGTGGTTGCATACTATGACAATGTGTATCAACAGTACGCAATCAATGAACTAATCAAGCAAGATAAACTTGAGCAGTACCCATGCCTCTTTGAATTATGGACAGAGGAGAGCAACTGGCGACCAAAGGCACGCAACAAATCAAGTGGTGCGTTAGGTATAGCACAACTCATGCCTGAAACTTGGGTAAATATAAATATGGAACCTACACTTAATGGGTTTAGACAAGTGGATGCTGGGCTTGCTTATATCGAAAGAAAATATGGCAAGACTCGTGGTATATGCAGAGCCTACGCTCATCACTTAGCCAAGAATTGGTACTAGTGGAGATTAAACACCACCGAATTATGGAAACAAGAGAGGCTCGCTACCGAGGTAAGGGATTAGATGCGTTTAAACTGCGATGGAATCCCGAACTAACTGAGAAGGCTGCATGTAAGGGGTTAGATGTTGAATTGTTTTACCCCGACAAAGACATCTTCACACCTGAGGAGGAAAGATTGTTTGCTCGCATGTGTGTGGAGTGCCCAGTTATGGAGATGTGTTTGGAGTGGGGGTTAGTCCATGAAAAGAGTGGGATATGGGGTGGCACTACGCCATTTCGTAGGGCACAAGCACGCAGACTCTTGAACTTACAGGTGTCTGACCCACGAGGGATAGCAATGTGATACAGTAAGACCGCTCACCTGCCCTATAAGGGGGAAGTATAGGATAGGTGAGCATACAAAAGCCCCTTCGCGGATTCCAGTCTTTGCGAGGGGGCTTCTGTATTTTACAAATCTAATTGTTTAGCAAGCATAAACACTTCATCAGATAAATCATCAAGCGTTCCATCATTATAGATAACATGTTTAAACATAAAGTTATCCATCGCATGCTCTGATGTATGTCCATTAACTGCAGTGTGATTGTGTCTATTGATACGCCACACATTACCGCTTCTTTGTTGAATAGCCTTTGCTTCATTAGGAAAGCGCACATCGGAGAACACTACTCGTTGGTATTCTTCTGCTCGTTTAAACGCTTGGTCAATCCAAAAGGTTTCACCAAATAGATTGCGACCTACCTCAGTACCAAACACTTGAAGTAATCTGCGTACCTCAGGGTTAGCCTTGGCTACATCCCACCCATACTCATCTACTAAATCTGAAACACGATTGCCACCTTCAACTATTGGGTTGAGTGTATAGATTGCATCACGCATAGGTAATGCAAAAGATATACGCTTGAACCCATAGTTTAAACACAACAGTTCAGCAACAGTGTCCTTACCTGATTGTGCGTATCCACTTAATCCAATAATCATTTGTCAATGTATCCAATCTGTTTGCG